GAATTGGTTGCTAGCGTTCCCGAAGGAGTTGCTGCGTTATCAGCAATATTCTTGAGTACGTTATAGTCGTACGCTTTTTTGAGGGTATATGCTCCTGAAGAGGTAGCAAGTGCCTCAAAGTTTAGGTGACTATGACGTTCTTCGATATCATCGACCTTAAAGGCAAAGTAGTTGCCTTGGTCAACCACCAACTGAATCTGGTCATCTGCCAGAGCCTCAGTATTTACGGTGCTACCACGCTGATAGGAGTTAACCGTAATGGTTGGTTCTTTAATGATATTAACAGTATCCCCGAAGTTCTCAATTTCTCCAGCGTAGTCGGTGTTGGTAATAGCTTCCGCTACCGAAGCACGTCGAAAGAATTTGAGGACTTTCTGGGAGTAAATGACGGGTACAAAATTACCTGACGGTAGATTACCGTACCCTGCAGCAGTAGTAAATGCCATGATAATATCTCCTTTATATCATAGACTGTGCTGTATTACTCTACGGAATCCACAACTCTTCCCTCACGAACAGCTTTGTCGATTTCTTTCTCGACCTTTTCATATTCCCAAGGTTTAAGTCGTGATATTTCGCTAATAGACCAAATCTTTTTATCATCCTGAAATTGTTCCAAGGACATTTTAGTGTTAGTCCTTGTTACTGCTTGTGCAGCATCATTCCTTGATGCGTTAGATTGTGGTCTTTTGGTTGCTTTAGACTTATTACGAGTCTTAGGCATTTTGATGTTGTTGTCAGCCTTAAACAAATCAATAACTCTAGCGGCCCATTTTACATCTGTGTTATTTTTATAGATGCCATCAGAAATACTAGGTGGTTGTTCGTCAAGCCAACTAAGGAACACATCACTTTCCCTGAGTACTCCAAAATCAGGATGAACATTCATAAGTTGCTTGGCTGCAGTCTGCACAACGGCTTCCTGTTCCTTGATACGCAAATCATGTAATTTATCCTCAATATCTCGTACTCGTTCATTAGCTTGAAGTGTAGAAATAGTCTCTACGACATCGTAAACGTCTGGATACTTTTCTTTAAACTCTGTCAACTCTTCTTCAGTCTTGGGCAACTCTTTTATATCATGCTTTTTTGCCTCTACAGAGAATTTAGCTTGCAGCAGTTCTTTTTCTTGTTTCCATTCATTTAACTTAGTGTCATAATGACGCTTTAAATCATCATAACGCTTCTTGAAATCGTGAGTCTGTTCCGTACCATTTTTAGAAATAAGTCCTTCAGATTTAGCAAGTTGTTGACGAGTAGCTTCTACAGGGTCGTCTATTTCTGCTTCCTCTTCTTCATTGAACGTAGGTTCTTCTAAATTTTGCCTATAACTATTCTGATATGGGGTAGGCTCTAGTTCTGTTTCGTTTTCCTCGTTTAAAGTTTCGTTATCAACCATAGTTACCTCTCCTTCTATTGGGGCTGCACTGTGTGCAGGTTGCCATCGGTAGGTGTATTATAAGACAGGGCCGCTATATTGCAGGTAGCTGTCTACGCTAGAAACAACTTATAAAACTCTTCATTTCGTTGTCTCAATTCTTTTTTAGCACCGAATCCATCAGTAAAATATCTTTTGTATTCAGCGCACATTGTCTCAGTGTCATTGTTGCATACTGCTCCAACAAACTTAGGAAAACTCTTTAGTCCGTAACTTCCTAAGTTGTAAGCAAAGTCAATAAGCATTTCTTGGTTATTTTCTGATAATGAGTTAAAGTCCTCGTTAAAGTGTGTAGACAGTATGGTTCTGGCTCCATCCGTAGCATACTCTATATCTTCTACGAGTAGTTCTTCTACTTCATTATCAGTAAGTCCTTTGTTAGATTGTTCTACTTCAGCATCACGTAGTTTATGACCGTACGCTATTGTGTCGTTACCACCTTCTGGTGAATGATGAGGAAACCATAGTTGTTGATCTTCATCCCAACCAACTTTACCACCGTTTTCTACGTACTTCAGGTACTCAATAAATTGATCTGAAACCATTATGCCATCTTCTCATCTGTACGTTGTTTACTAAGAAAGGACTTTTCGTACCCTTTGAGAATATTAGTTGCGTCTTCAGCATTCTGTCTCATTTGTGATACGTTGGCAGGAGTTATGTCTTTAGCATTAAATCCTAGACCTTCATGTATCTGCCCACCGTGAGCGTAACCCATTGGAGCCGATAATCCTTGTTTAATTTTTTTACCATCTGGAGACACCATTGCTGGTTGTTGAGTTTGAGTACGTTTTGTTTCTGCTGTTGCAGGTTTATCTTCTTCAAGGATAGCTGCATCCTGATCCTTTGATAACACAAATCCACCTTTCTGCATCATAGGCGGCATACCACCTTCAGGCGCACCTGCCATCATCGCTTCAGGTGGCGGCATAGCTCCTTCAGGCGGTGGAGGTGGCGGCATAGCTGCACCCGGTCCAGCAAATCCACCAGCCATAGGGTCTTGTACTGGTGCTTCTGCTTCTTGTTGGGAAGCTGCGTTTGGTCCACCTTCTTCCTCAAGACGTTTACGTAACTCAAGACCTTCTTGACGTATCTTATCAAGATACTTCTTTCCACCACCAAAGAACGGAACAAGACCTTTAGGAATACGGTACTCATAATTACTGATACGTATTGGAACATCGTCTGTAGGATCAATATCAGTGCCTGTAAGATCAACGTTATTCTCCATAGCAAGTTTAATTGCTTCCTTGGCGTATCGGTTAAGTTGGTTTAACCCATGAAGAAGTACTGTCTCGTAAGGAAGAATATAGTCTCCTTCATCTGCTTCTTGCGGTATGTCGTCAGCTACTGATTGTTCTCCACCTTCTTGTGGCGGCATAGCTTCTGGTTCATTTACCATACCCATCTCTGCACCCATCGCCTCACCTTCCATTGGTGGTGCTGGCGGTGCAGCAAATCCTGCTTGTTCCATCATTTCAGCCATAATAGTATTGTTCCCTTCTTTTTTTAATTAACCCCAAGCTGATTCACTTCCAGTTTCTTCAGCTTCACTACTGGGAGCCGAATCATCTTCTGCACCAGCTTCACCACCAGCATCGTCTTGTAAACTCCAATCACCCCAAGCATCAGCATAATCTTGTTGCGTTCCAAATACATCCGTATCAGCGTCTACATCGCCTTTCCAACCTGTTTCTTCTTCTATATGCTCCTCTTTAGAAGCTAATTCAGATTTAACAAAGTTAGTTGCGTACTTCCCATGTAACTCTTCATCAGTAGGAGATGTTTTAGCAGTATTCCAAGCTGAAGACGCACTTTTAAACTGTAAATCTATATGAGCTTGTGCTGCAGTGTTCCATCCGTAAACAGGTTGTCCTTTAGAGTTTACTGCTATTCCTAAAGCATTGTATCCTGCTATTGCACTTGGATTTCCTGTTCCTTGATGTGAACCGCCTAACGGATCACCACCGTCATAAGACATACCCATCATACCTATTTGTGACTCAGGGTTTGACATAGCACTTACAAGAATAGAAGCTAATGGACCTGCTACTGGACCAAGACCCATAGCTGCGAACATGCGCCCTAATCCTTGGGACATTATTGTACTGGTTGCGTAGTCAAACGCTTTATCTATACTAAAATCTCCAAACGGATCATTAATAATAGCTTTGAGTGTATTGATTTCTCCTGTTATATAATCAGATACATAGTCAACAGGACTATCTACAAATTCACCAAGTTCTGTAGTAAGATTATCTAGTTCATCAGATAACTTGTCTATTCCTTGGTCGATACCTTTAGAAATATTATCAAAACCATTTGTTAATGTTTTTTCTAATGCGCTGGTTAACTCAAAATCTTTATCTTTTAAAACAGATCGTATTTCTGGATTATCAATGTTGTTAAGAGATATGCTATAATCTCCTGAACGGAAATCTGAAAATGAACTTAAATCTGGAGCTTCCATACCAGTGTCACCTTGCGGTGGTTCTTCTATAACTGCATCCATCTGTGTGTCTACTGTTGGAGCTTGTGGTTGTGTATCCTCTTGTTGTGGTTGCCCTGTTGGATCAAAGAAGTCAGAAAAGTCTATATTTGTGGCAGGTGGCGGTGTGTAAGAAAAAGGGTCTTTAAACGGAGCTAAACTATAAACTGCTGCACCACCTTTAAACTGTCCGTAAAAGTCTCTAGCTGACGTATCCTGTGGTACGTCTGGTAATTCTTGTCCTTTAAAAAAAGGTTCTCCTGCTTCAATTTTACCTAATAATTGTTCAGAAGTAATCTGTCCTGTTGGTGGTTGCACCAATGGAGGAGGAGAAGACTCAACCACTGCTGGTGCAGGAAAAGAATCAGGTGTTGCTATATTTGTTTCAACCATTATCTACTTTTTTTCCTATGTACCTGTACTGTATCGTTAGTTGATTTCTTGAGAGCCACCAATGTTTCCAGTAAAGCCAGCTTCCCCTGCAGACGGCGCATTTCCGACTCCGATTCCTCCACCACCAGCCGTTGCCTGTGGCGCACCACCAACTCCTTTAGGTGTTCCTCCAGAGCCTCCCATGCTAGGTTGTTGTTGACCAGCGGCAGGAGCTTCTTCGCCTGTTGTTCGTTCATTTAGTCCTCTCAATACTTCTGCAAATACTGCAGCATCATTAATGTTGTTTACCAGTGCATCAGGATCAATATCCTGACTAATCGCTAACTCACGTATCAGATTAGGTATCTTGATAAATGGAGCCAGCATAGGATTGGACACAGTTTGAAGAAGTGCAGTAAGTCTTTGTGTACGTACTTCTTTCTGTACTACCGCGCTAGTTCCTTTTGGTTTAATCTCCAAGTCGCCAATCTTTTCTGGTGTTTCATCATTAAATTGCATGTTCCATTGAAAGAACGCTTCGCCTATAGGTTTAAGAAGAAAATCATCTATATTTTTTATTACAGTCTTTACACTTAATCCTGCACTGGACATAAGCATACTTAGACCTGCCGCAGTTCTACCAGTACCAGTTACACCTGTCTGTCCATGTACAATGCTAGGTATTCCTGTTTGTTCGTCTGATAGTTGTCGTGCTTTATCGTACATCTGCATGTTTTCGCCAGCAGTACTAGGAAACTTGATAGCGTTAACTGCAGTACCTGTTACGCCAGATTGCCTACGAAAGACTTTACCGGGATACACATCATAAGATTGACCGGGAACTAGTTGTGTTTCATCAATGTCAAATACAAGATGTCCTGCTAAAGCTAGATTATCAATAGCCATCCGTATATGTCCATTCATCAACAGTTGGCTATCTTCCATATTTTCTGCTACACCTACACCAAATAGCTGGTACGGATTAAGTTCATATGGAAAAGAGTGGTAAGGAATACGTGCAGGAATAAATGGATTAACTACAAACCGTAGTATCTCTTGCCCACATATCCACACGTTTACTTGAATCGAATCAAGATCGCCTTTAATTCCTTCCATGTCAAATCCAAAGTCTTCAGCCAAAGCACTGTCAAGACTACCCCAATACTCGTACACTTCGTAGCGATTAGACGAGTACGTTGGATCGTCTTCATTAGCATGGAGTGAAGCTTCAAAATAACGCTCATGGTAGTTTGGACCGCCAGATAATACATTACCAATAGCTTCTTCATCAAAGTGTGGACGATTAACAAGATCACGTATCTGTTCCCTATTCATTCTATGACGTTGTATAACGTATTCAGCGTCACCAATATTAGTAGCACTAGGATCAGGATAGAAATCCCAACAACTTACTGCTTCTATACGTGGTACGTTACGGTCTATAGGTTCGTAAGTCTTCTGTCCTTCTTCCCCTTTTACCCAATTATGTACTGTCTTATTATAGTTAAACGGACCTTTTATAACACCAGTACCTAATAGTGTACATTCAAAGATAGCATGACGTAACACTGTAACTGCACTGGTATCAAGAAGCTGATCCTGTATGCACTTTTCCATTATCCTTGCAGCTTCTGCTGCTGGTTGTATCTGTGGTTCAGCCATCTTGCCCGGTCCTGAAGCAAGATTAGCTCCTTCGTACATATCCTCAAGTCCACCTAACTTAGCTGGTTGAGGTTTATTAGTAGCTTCCATTGCACCGGGAAGCATTTCACGCCCATCCCCTTCAAAACCATAAGGGTCTTCTTCAGGCATATCTTCTAACGGTACTTTACTTAAATGAGCAAACTCATCAATACCAAGCGGCATTGGAGTTTCCTCAACAGAGATAGGAAACTTATTATTAGCAAATAAGATATCTACTATCTGACCATAAGCAGCTAGAACCTTAGTCTTGGTTATCTTAATAAAGACCTGACTCCGTTCATTACTACGGTATTGTGTACTAGAATCGTACACACCCCTGTAGTTCTTGTACGCTTTAAGCCATCGTTCTTCTTCTAGCTGTCTTCCTGATTCAGCGTTACGAAAACGCTCCATGATAGTC